GACACGGGGAATATACGCGCCCGAGCCGTTTTTGGGCACACAATAATACTCTTCAAGCGCATCATCTTCAGTAAAACAACCTTTTAATAAATCGGCCTTCCATTCATCCTCTTTTGCTTGTGACCAACTGAGTTTATTGACTTGGCAGATCCGACGATAAAGACCATCACGGCAAGCATCGTCAAGCGTGATAGTGTGGACGCTGCCTTTACGTTTGCCCTTACGAATCTCTTGGATCAACTCATTAAAGTTATTTTCTGTTCCATTATGTGTTGAGATGATGCGGACTTTTGCGCCCCACATTGTCAAAGCCATGGCAGCCTTCAATAGCTCTGGCAAATATTCATGAAACGCTGCTTCGTCGATAACAACATTACCTTGCATACCACGCAAATTTTTGGGATTGGACGATAGAGCTTGAATTTTAAAACCTGACGCAAAATAGATAACAAACGTTAAAATATCAGTGCGCTCATTCTCTATAATTAGTTCTTCTTCAACAATTTCACTAACAGCATAATTAAATGCCTTAGACCACATTGCGCACGCATCGATAAACTCGCGCGCCATGTCTTTTGATGAGCCAACATAGAACGTATTACGGCCACCCGCATCGCGACTCATTGCACCCGTAAGTGTTGCATCACATGCCTCTGCCCATGTTAACCCCGTTCTACGTGATTTCTCAGCGACTTTCAAAACAGATGTATCAGCAATCCAACGTTTTTGATAACCAAGCAGCACTTCATCGGAATTAAATTCATTATTTAAAATAGCATTAACCGATGCTGAAACGCTCGTTAAATCGGTTTTAAATTCAGTTATCATGCAATACCTAAAATCATTTGCTTAATACTTTGCGCTGTCTCAGCGCTTATACCTGCTGACTTAACAGCTTTTTCAGTAGACTCAGCAACCTCCAGCGCAAATGCTGCACGTATTTCTTTTTCCCTTTTATGACTCGCCATTGCGGCCTGCTCGACCCGCTGGATTGCTAACGCTATTTGTGCCAGCGCTTTAGGTTCTGCAGCCTTATCTGATTCACTCATATGCATCGAGGTCTCAAAAGCCAACGTGCGCACAATCTCCTGCAACAATTTACCGACATCCGACGTTGGCGCATCACCCAGCTTTGCCGTCCATGCTTCGGCGACTTCTCTTGATTGACGAATTTTTGCGCCAACATCTTCCATTCTGGTTGCATAGCGATTTAAGCCTGTCCGGCTTAGTTTCATATCTTCGTCAAGTCCGTGCTCATCAATAAGCTCGTTGATAGCAATACGGATATCTTGTTGCGTCATGCTTTTATCACGCAGTAGCTTGTGCAGTTCGTCTTTTATATGTGGTGGCAGTAAATCAACTTTTGATGGTCGTCCGCGTGTTGTTTTAGTCATAATCACTTGCCCGTGGTTTTTTTACACCAATGACCGTTGCTCGCCCAGTTGCCACATCTTCACCTCGCCCCGTAATATCAGCGACAAAACAGCCAGCAATATCTTGCAATTTAATCAATCCTTGCTCTGCCAGCCAGCTCATATATGAGCGAGTTAAATCGCGACCGATGCGATGACCATACTGATCTAAACATGTTTGCAACACTGACTCATTAGCAGAGC